ACCGAGAGGAGTATTGTGATCAGGTGATGGCATTTTGTAAGAATGGCAAATCCCTCGCCGCGTTCTGCGATGAAATCGGAATATCCCGGCAAACTCTCTACCTGTGGCGCGATACGCATCCCGCATTCTCTGACGCCTGCTCGCGCGCGTTGCTAGCTGCTCAACGCTGGTTCGAGCAACAATGCGAGGCAAATCTGGGAGATCGCAACTTCAATTCTCGCCTGGCAGAGTTTCAAATGGCCGCTAGATTCGAGGATTATCGGCCCCAGGCCCAAAGGATTGAGCTAACTGGCGCAGGCGGCGGCGCCATCCTCCTAAGCAAATCCGTCAGCGACGCAGACCTGTTGAGACTGGCCTGCCCGGTGCTGGAAGCTGAGATCGTCACCCGCCAGATTCCCGCCGTGAGTGAGAGCGTGGCGGACGGGGAAGATGGGAAAATGGGCGAAAAACCGAATTGAAGCATGTTTTTGTGCCTAAAAAGTGTCCCGTTCGTAGCAAACCCCTGTGGCTGCAACGATTAGCGATTGAATATAACTATTAAAAGTGGTCCTTAATGGCGAATTGTGCGCATTGCTGGCCCGCCGTGCATGGTGTGATGGCGGAGATCAGGGGCAGGGAGCGCACCAGGGCGGCGCGCGGGCCGGGAGGGGCGGGGGAGAGCGACCCCACCGGGGTGCGACGGTAGCGATTAGGGTCCCATCCACAAAATCGCGCAAAATTTCTGGAAATAACCCAAGCAAGTAATGGCAAAACCAACGCAAGACCCGAAGATACTGCCTAAAAGCCCGGCGGAGGCCGCTGCGTGGCTGCTGGCGAGGCGGCAGTTCCATGCTTGGTGTCTGATGTCCGGCGTCATCCCGACGCGTCCCGCAAGGCACCATGAGGTTCTGATTGACCATCTCACCAAGCTGGCCAAGGGCGAGATCACCCGGCTGGCGGTGTTCATGCCCCCCGGCAGTGCCAAGTCCACCTACACCAGCGTCCTGTTCCCGGCGTGGTTCATGCGGCAGAATCCGAAGGCTTGCCTGATTGCGGCGAGCCATACGCAAGAATTGGCGGATACGTTCGGGCGCAGGGTCAGAAACCTGCTCGCGGACAAGGGGCATATCCTGGACTTGTTCCTGTCGCCTGACAGTCAATCCGCGAACCGATGGAACACCCTGAATGGGGACGAGTATTTTGCGGTGGGCGTGGGCGGGTCTATAACAGGCCGAAGAAGTGACTGCTTTTTGTGTGACGATCCGCTGCGAAGCAAGGAGGACGCGGACAGCCAGTTGAACCGGGACAAGCAATGGGACTGGTTCCAATTTGACGTGCAAACGCGGTTGAAACCGGGCGCACGCATGGGACTGGTGATGACCCCGTGGCATGAAGATGACCTGTCCGGGCGGCTGTTCAATCCGAAATCCGAATACTACAACGAGGAGGAGGCGAAGAAGTGGACGGTGCTGCGCATTCCTATGGAAGCGGAAGCCGACGACGATCCTGTCGGGCGAAAGCCTGGGGAATTGCTGTGGCCCGACTGGTTCACGGCGGACATGGTTAAGACCGCGAAGCGGGTCCCTCGACTTTGGTCCGCGCTGTATCAACTTAGACCCAGCCCCGAGGAGGGTGGGTTCTTCAAGAAAGACTGGCTGCACGGGTATCAGCCCAGTGAACTCCCAACCAACCTCCGGTGCTACCTTGCGAGTGACCATGCGGTGAGCACGAAGCAGACGGCGGACAAGACGTGCATCATTTCCGCCGGGGTATGTGAGAACGGTTTCATCTGGATTTTGCCAGACACTTACTGGCAGCGGGCGGACTCGGAACAGGTGGTGCAGGCTGCAATTGACCTGTGCCGGAAAAGAAAACCCTTGACTTGGTTCGCGGAGCGGGGGCATATAACGCAGTCTATTGGGCCGTTCCTGCGCAAGCGGATGCGCGAGTTGGGGGTGTTCACGAACATTGACGAGCGGACGCCGGCCAAGGACAAGCAGACGCGGGCGCAGTCCATTCATGGGCGAATGAGCATGGGGATGGTGAAGTTCCCGAAATTTGCCCCGTGGTGGGCGGACATGGAGCACGAGCTTCTGTCCTTTCCCGCCGGGGCGCACGACGACGCGGTGGACGCGCTCAGTTGGCTCGGTATCGGACTGGAAAATCTGGCGCAACCGGGGCGGCCCGGGCGGGCGCGGCAGGAGACCAGGCCGAAGCCGTTTACCGGGCAATGGTTGAATGAATCTGAGGAACGACAAAAGCGTCAACGATGGCTTGAACAATCCACGGCGGGGTGGTAGAATGCGAACGATATGATTTTAGAGACAACTTCCAACGACACCGCGCAGGACATCGAGACGTTAACCCCCACCCCCGAGGACCTGGCCGAGACGCAGGGCTACAAACCGGAGCCGACGGAAGCGGACCCGGCGGAGAAGGCGTTGGTGGCGGATTTGTGCAAGTGGGCGACGGAGACGCGCCAGTTCTGGGGCAAGATTTTCGAGCGCATCGGGAACGAGATTGAATTTGACGCCGGGTGCCAGTGGCCAGAACAGTTGCCGGAGGACGAGCGATATGTGGCGAACATCACGCGCAAGTTGGTGAATCAGAAGGTGTCGGGCACCTACGCGAAGAACCCGAAGGCGATCGCCCGGACGCGGCCCAAGCTGGACTTCGTGCTGTGGGACCAGGACCCGGCGAGCTATCAGGAGGCGCAACTGGCGGCGAATGATCCGTTCCTGCTTGAAGCAGCGACGATGGGCGACCCGAAGGCGACGGAAGCGATGTTGCAGGCGAACGCCATCCTGGCGGACTTCGAGAACGGGATGACGCGGAAACAGATGACGAAGCGTTGGGGTCGGACGCTGGAGTTGCTTTACGACCACCAATGCGACCAGCAAAGCCCGAGGTTCAAGGGGCAGATGAAGGCGTTGGTGCGGCGGGCGTTGACGGCGCGGGTGGGCTGGGTCAAGCTCGGGTATCGGCGCGCGGGGGACACGGTGAACACCTCCACGCCACAGGCGAACACGCCGGAGCGGATGAAGGGGATCGCGCAAAAGCTCAATGCGATTGCCGAATCTCCTGACGACACGAGCAACAAGGCGCGGCAGGAAGTGGAGTTGATGAATCAATCCCTGTCTGAGGGCGTGGAAAGAGGGGACGAGAAGCTGGTGGACGAGGGGCTGGTGTTTGATTTTCCGAAGGCGACTTCGGTGCTGGTGGACCCGTGCTGCACGGACTTGCGCAGTTTCACGGGGGCGGAACGGGTGGCGCAGGAATACCTGCTGACGCCGGACGAAGTGGAGCGGCGGTATGGGGTGAAGGTGCGCGGCGATGCGATGCCCTACAACTCCGAGGGGCAGCCCACGGCGACCAACGATTCCAACCGCAGCTATGACACGGGCTGGCCGGACGAGGCCAAGGTGTGCGTGTGGGAAGTGTATGACATCTGCACGCAGTTGCAGTATGTGGTGTGTGACGGCTACGAGGCTTTTCTGGAGGAACCGCACAAACCGATGCCGTGCCTTTCACGGTTCTGGCCCATCTTCGGGCTGGTGTTCAATCCCATCGAGGTCGAGGAGAACTGTCCCGACAAGGATGTGACGTGCTACCCGCCGAGTGACGTGAGATTGATGATGCACATGCAGCGGGAGTTGAACCGCAGCCGGGAGGCGTTGCGCGACCATCGGATTCAGAACCGCCCGTGGTATGCGGCGAGTCATCGGCTCTCGGAAGCGGATGCGAAGGCGTTGGCTTCGGGCGCCCCCAGCGGCACGGTGTTCCGGCTGGAAGGATTGGCGGACGGCGTGAATGTGGACACGGCGTTGCAGCAGATCAAGAAGATTGGGTTGGACCCTTCGGTGTATCGCACCGATCATGTGACTACTGATGTTCTGATGACCGTCGGCGCGCAGCAGGCGAACTTGGGTCCGACGAGCGATGCGACCGCCACCGAGGTCAGCGTGGCGGAAGGCAGCCGCATCCAGTCCGGTAGTTCGGACGTGGACGACCTGGACGACTTCCTTACCGAGTTGGCCCGCGCCGCCGGCGAGATGCTGTTGCAGGAGATGCCCGAGGACCGGGTGAAGATGATTGTCGGCCCTGGCGCAGCGTGGCCCAAGACGCCGCAGGAACT